CCCCCCCCCGTGTCAATTTGACCACTGTTACAATTAGTAACAATAATAAACAATATAATAGGTCTATTGATGAAGATGGTAACACGCGCGAAAAATATACATTTACTTTTCAATCTTCAATTAAAGATCTTGAAAAAAGAAAAGAAGTTGAGCAACATATAAAATCTAACCGAGATCGATTAAGTAACTTAGACATACAAAGACTACTTTACCCGGATCTCAACAAACCACTTGTTTAAACTTGCGAGAGGAGAAATATGCAAAGTTTACATGAACCCTTGACCCTATTAATCAAAGCAATTGAAAAGAAAAGCGGCGGCGGAATCAAAACCCATGTTTCAAGGCCGGCAATTATTCATTCTTTTGATTTGGAAAAAGAAAACTTATTAAGCAAAGAAATTTTAAACGGTGTACCAAAAATCAAAGTCTCTTATCTTCCGTCGTGTAATTATGCAGGGTGTACAGATTCGCACTCTCATATACATGTTAGAGAAAAAGTTGAATTCATTGATGATCTAAAACGATATGAACCGGTTTTAATTAAAGACGAAAATGGTGACTTAATTGAAGATCTTTCAAAACGTCCTCTCAATCTTAAAGTTGATGAAGATGGATTATGGCAACCAATCAAAAGCCGTTACGTTTTTTCAGAGCCTTGTCCGTACTGCGGGCGAACTAATCAATATTTAACTAGATTAAGTCAAAGCGGTATCACAGCCGCGGCTATCAATAAACATATAGGAAACTATGATTTTGAAGATGGACTTGAAGAGAAGGCCATACTTTTTGCAGAAAAGAAAATTCATGGCGGTTTGATCTATGGGCATACGGGAAACGGGAAAACGCATTTACTCATGGCTCTTGCTCGTGAAATGATATGGCGGGGTAAAAGGGTAAGATATGTTTCACATCAATCTTTACTTGAAAGAATTAAACAGTCTTTTGATAATCAAAGCGGCGTTAAAGATCCGCGATATTCTTGGCTTGATAATGTTGACGCGGTTTTTTTTGATGAGCTTGGATTTTTTCGCATGAATGAATGGGGTATTCAAACAACCAATGAACTAATACATGCTTTATATGAATCTAATGTTCAAATTCTTTTTGCGTCTAATCTCACACCAAGGCAATTAAAAAACCGGTTTTTGGATATTCGATCTCAATCAAGAATTACGGAAATGTGTAAAGATTTTCTTTTTGAAATGAAAGGCCACGACCGCCGCGGCGATATAGAGGGGTTTTTTAAATGAATAAAAGAAATCTAATTGAAGAGATTAAGGCATTAAGAGAGTTAAAATATACTTGGAAGCAAATCCAAGAAACTCTTTTTCAAGAAGGAAGCGCCCCATCTATTCCAACTTTAATGCGATGGGTAAAAGGGAAGGGGCAAATTTATTTTAAAACTGTTAAGATTCCGCTTGAACATAAAGACGAAATTGAAGAAATCTATATTAGACAACTTCAAAAAATGGGGTTTACGTCTAGCGAAATCAAAAAAGAATTAAAAAACCTAATGCCATAAAAATAAAAGCCGCTAAAGGAGAGAAGTACTTTAGCGGCTTTTACTCGAAAGGATTCATTACCCCCCAACAAAAGGGCATGAATCAATAAGTTATCATCAACTTTTATTTAAGTCAATTAAGTAAACATTAATATTGTTTACAATTAAATAATTTTGCCCTCGGCGATCATAACTAGAAGAAGATGGAAAATACACTTTATTGATTCCGGCGTGATGAATTAACCGCGCACACATTAAACAAGGGGCGGTAGTAATTAAAATAGAACATTGATCAACTGCAATACCTCTTTTAACTGCATTCATTAAAACATTGGCTTCGGCGTGATGGCATCCAATCTCGGTATGAGTTCCACTCTTAACTTGTTTTTCGTTTCGCTCACAAATATCTATTTGACATAAATGACCTTTAGATCCCCTAGGGGGGCCATTGAAACCCATCGAAATAGGATTGTTAGCTTTATCTATAATAACCGCCCCAACTTTACCGCGGGGGCAAGGAGAACGTGACGAAATTAAAGCGGCGTGTTTTAACCAATGTTCAACAAAACTAAATTTCATCGATAATCTTTATCATTTCACCGACGCCATCCAAATCCATCAAAAGCGATTTGACTTTTAAAGCGTACTCTCTAATCTCAACTTGAGAATGTGAATCAAGACGTTGGTTTAAAAAATGTAAAACGGCTTGAAATGAGCAAGTCCAATAACATTCTGACACCAAAGAAAGAGGTAAAATTATCCGGGCTTGTTCTTTGCATACTCCTAAATCTATAAACTCATTATAAAGCTCATAGCATTTCTCAACTAAAAGCTTATATTGTCTAGATATAATTTCGTTTTCATCATCATAAAACGGTTGCCCGCTTCCTTGTTTTACATATTTGTCCGGCTTGGTTCTCCATTGGTCGGGGCAAAAAAACTTTGGTTCAAATTGAACATACCGGCCGCTAATCTCATTCCATGAACATCCGACTTGATGTTTCATCCATTGCCTTAAAACAAAGATTGGGGCTTTAATATGAAAAGTAAAATGAATGTGCCTAAAAGGAGAGGTATGGTGATTTTTCCAAAGATAGCGAATTAGCTGTCTATCTTTGTTTTCAATGTGTTTAATTTCTTTTCCAAAAGATACGCGGGCGGCGTTGACTACATCAATAATAGAACCGCTTGATTTAACTAAACGAACTAAATCTTTTTTTCCATCGCTTGCACTGTTTCCACCGCCGTCAATCTCTCTCTCATTTTGTTTACTTCGGTCCATAATTCTACTCTTCCCTCTCGACAAGATTTATGTTGAATTTCTAGATTTTGTTGTAAAGTATCAATTGCTTTAGAAAGTCTTTCAATTTGTTCAACGGTTTTACCGAAAGACCGCGCACCGTAAAAAATCAAAGATCCAATTGACGCAAGTAAACCGATGATATGCCAAATCGAACTAAAATCAATAACCATTTTCAAAACCCTTTTTATTTTAATAATACTATTTTTTTTCTTGAAATCTATTTGTTTTTTTGTTTAGGATATGTACATACATCTACGAAAGGATACATATGTTTAAACGTCAACTTCATATTAATGTACCTCTTGTTATGTTTGACGCATTGCAAGAAATCGCAGAAAGAGAAAATAAACCGCGGTCTTACATTTTAAGAGAAATGCTAGAAGAAGGAATTAAGAACCGACAAAATAAAAAAGCGGGGCAAAATGGGATTAAATAATTTAAACATTATGGGGAATCTTGGAAGAGATCCGGAAAGAGTAAACACCTCCGGTGACTTAATTGTTGCTCGCTTTTCGGTGGCCGTAACAGAAAAAAAAGAGGATGAAGCAACATGGTTTAAGTGTGTAGCTTTTGGAAAAAAAGCGGAATACATTCTTTCATCTTGTCAAAAAGGAACGCAGGTTTTCATAGAAGGCCCTCACCGTTCCCAAGAATACAATGATAAAAAATCATGGGTTTTACATGTTAATCGTATCATTGCATTAAATAACAAGAAAGAGAGGCATTTTGATTCAAAAGAAAGATAAACCAAAAACATTAAAACAACTTCAAATAGAAGCTATCGACTTATGGTTAAGAATCGGCTCCGAAATATTAAGAGATCTTCCGGAGATCTTTGAAGAAGTTGAGCAACATTTAAACAAGAGAAGCGAAGAAATACTTTTATCTGATTTGGAGCGTTTAAAATGAGTGAAGATTTAGAAGGATTAGCGGCAAGAGAGGTATTTATTGAAACAGAAAAGACCGATTCAACGCGTACGCGAAGCGGGAAATATACTTCAATCCTTGCTCATCAAATTTGTGATCTAATATCAAAAGGGGTGCCTCTCAACGCGGCGGCCACCGGAAGTGGAATTAATCGTTCTACTTTGTACCGATGGCGAAAGGAAAGAAAAGATTTTGCCGAAATGGTAGAGCAAGCAATCGGAGTAAGCGAAGCAAGATTAATAACCGACATTTCTATAAATGAAGATTGGCGGGCGAAAGCTTGGATTCTTGAAAGACGATTCCCGGAACGGTGGAGCAAAAAAGAACAGATTGACATGAATGTTTCAAAATCCGAAGGTCTTGAAGAAATCAAATTGATGATGAAACAGAGTGATCATTTACTTGGTATTAATAGCGAAAAGAACCCAACCCAAGACAGTCAAGAAAGTAAAAGCAAGTAAGTTTAATTCAATCATTTTAAAACTCGAAAGGTAAAAGATGAATCAAAGTAACACAACATACGATCTTTTAAAAGATTCTAATTTAACTCAAACGATAGAGCGCGGTTTTGCCGAATGTCACCCGCTTCAATTCGTGAGAGAACTCCTTCAAAACTCAATTGAAGCGGGAGCAACTAAAGTCCGCGTTCTTTATGAAACGGAAGCTAAAGGAGTAAATGGAATAGACCGGGCGGTTTTTGTTGATAATGGAAGAGGTATGGCGGATCCAAATTTAATGAAACAATATGCTCAATTTAATAGCTCCGGAAAAACGACCGGAACGATGCATGATAATTTTGGGATTGGTGCAAAAATATCTTTATTGCCCTTTAATCAATACGGCCTTGTCTTTATGTCGTGGGATAAAGAAAACCCCGGCGGGAATATGATTTGGTTATGCAAGAATGAAAATAATCAATACGGTGCAAAACGCTTTTTGGTTCCGCTTTATGAATCGGATATAGATGATGAACCATATGATTATAATTATGAAAGCTGTATTCGCCCGGATGAATGTAATGAAGAAGGTATTGATTGGAATCAGATTTTAAGAAACTGCAAAACATTAATGAAAGACTCCGAACATGGAACCGCGGTTATTCTATTGGGAAATCATCCGCTTGATTCAACCGGACATTATACGGGCTATAGTCGAAAGGATAAAGGGGCGTTTAATAAGTGGAATAAATTTATTCAGTATCGATATGCTAAAATCTATTTAAACTTACAATTTATACCGCATCCGCAAGAGTCAAAAAAACATGGATTTTTGACTCAAAATCATCATAAAAGAGCCGAAGGTTTAATTGGAAGCTATACAAATCATATTGAACGCACTTTTTCTACATCTTTTCCGGACGGGCGTGTTTATATTTATTTAAGAAATGAAAGAAAAGGCGGTTCTTTAACTAGAAGAAATTTATCCGAATCTTTTACTTTTGGGTTTCTATATAAAGAAGAAGTTTATTATCCTCAATACGGCTTGCATTTTGCCGGGTCGTGGGGGGTTGGTGCTTCTAAAGAAATCGCAAGCCGCTTAACTATTTTAGTTGATTTCAATCCGGCGAAAAAGGGAAGAGATGGAGTAATCCCAAGCCAATCAAGATCAAACCTGATTTGGAAAAGTTCGGAATGCCCGACCAATGAAGAAGAAGCACACCAACAAACTTTTAAATACAAAATGGATCAAGTTCGCCGTTATGTTCGGAATAATTTGCCGGCGGAACTCATTGAACTAATCCGCGAAAATACACCCAAAACCGACTCTATCAAAGCCGAAGATGTAATTAAGCAATACGGGTCTTTATATGAACCCAAGCGGCTAACAAGAAAAAGAAAAGAATCAACTAGCGTTTTGATTAAAGATCAAGAGGGGAAACTTTTAATGAATCTTTTAGATTCGGAAAAAGTCTTAAATTCTGAGAAAACAGAATCCCCCTATTCTCCATCTAATACGAATCCTGAAAAACTAAAGGAAACAATGGGGGAAGAGAATGTAAATGGTCATCTTCTCGCAAAGCCGAAAGTGATTAAAAGAAAAAGAAAGCTTATTACACCAATGGTGTCTTGGTGTGATGATATAGAGCGTTTTACAGATGATTCAAAGCGGGTTCAATTTGCAAGCTATAGCGGCGGCCTTAATCCTATTTTATATTTAAATTCGGAATGGCATATTTTAAAAGATTATGAAAAACATATTTTAAAAGAATATAGTCGGAAGCAAGACGAACCCGCGGTAAAAGAAATTATAAAACAACAAATTGAAACCGCCGCTTTAGGAATTGTTTTGCACATTTACGGATCAAGAAAGTTTGGTTATTCAACCGAACCGGAAGAAATCGAAAAAGCCGTAACGTTGGGGTTTCTTGGCGGACACCAAACTTTAACAACAATCCGTCACGCTTTAATTAACAAAAAAGGAATTACTAAAAAATGAAACAAAAAGAATGTCCTTACTCTTTATCGATGTCTCAATCTTTTGAGCGGTTGGTTGGTGCGGTTGTCTATGGATCCGATTTATGCAATTGGGTAAAATATGCGGGGCAAAGATATTTTCACCAAGGGAACCAAGGTAAAAGCGACGGAACTTTAATTCATGGCAACGAAATTAAAATGGAAATTGAATGTAAAGTTTTAGACTGTTCAAAGCGAACTCAAGAAGAAGCATTGAAAACCCTTTTTTCTCCATCATATCGAACTTATGATTTTTTAAATAAATATAAAAACGATGATCAAAATCTTTTACGCGTTTTAATTATCGGTATACATAAAGAGAACAAGGCGGAAGCATGGCGGCGGCTTGATCCATCTATTTATTCTTTTGTTGTAGTTGGATATATGGGGCGGGCTTTTTCGGACGTTGAAAAAACCGTTCGTTTTTATGATTCATTTGATGAATTTAGTGACGACATTTGGGAAGTATCAAGCGAAGAAGAATATTTTCAACAATTAAACGGAACAAGTGAAATCAAAAAACACACTGTTTTATACACTCAAAAACAGTATGAGCTTTTACAGACTCGAATCTTTAAAAAGCTTACTCAATTGCATCCGCGGTGGGTGTATGAAAGACTTGCTCTTGATGCCATGATTGAAGAGCAAATTAAAATCGGAATTAATCAACCGCTTGAAAATAAGAAAAAGATTTTAGAGGACCGCGGTTTAAGATCCGGACGAAATTTAGTTGATTATTATGAAGGGCGGGAATGGATCGTAAACAACGGATTGAAGGGAAAGCAAAGAAAATACTTTGTACAAATTAAAAAGATTATTGCCGATTTATGGGATAATGGTCACGCCGCAAAAACAAAAGAGTTTATTCATAAATATGGGCTTCCTAGTTAATCGTATGAATTTACAGTTAAATGAATTACAACAAAACATCATTGCAAGAATTAGAAAACGAGATAAAATAATAGCCGCTCGGTGCGGATGGGGAAGCGGAAAAACGAGCGGTTTAGTTTTTGCACTTTGGTTTATTAGTCGGATCATTCCGGGTAAATCATCTTTATTAATTACCGACACCTCGCCGCGGTATAGATCCGTATTAGGACCGGAATTAGAAAAATGGTTAGGGCCGCTTGGTTGGACTTTTAATAGTTTGGAAATGAAATGGTCTTGTCCTGTTACGCTTTCTTCAATTTGGTGTAGATCTTATTTTAGACCCGGAACAAGAGAGGCAACTCACAACCCTCTTGAAGGTTTAAACATAACTAGCGGAGTAGCCTTAATTGATGAATGCCAAACTTTTCGTTCGGACGAAGTAGCACAAAAGGCCCTTGGTCGCTTGCGGTCCGGTCCATCTCCTATTTTA